CATCAGAGCGTATCAGCGCCGCGACAGAAGCCTTCAGGATGGCGAACAGCAAAGTCCACATCTTGTAGTGCTACCACACGTACAGTGCCGCTTGTGCTATGGGTGTAAGGATCAACAGTTAGATCCAACCCAGACCACATGCCCATGATCAATTGAGACCACACAGCAAAGAAAACATCGCCGGTAGCTACTTGGTTGCTAACAGCAGCGTTATAACCGTTAACAGTGCCGCCTGGTTCAAAAATAAACTGTGCGGTGTTTGTTGCTTTTTCTGCGGTCTTCAGTGATCCACGCATTGATGCATTCATCAAATACGACATGGCGCCAATGTCTGCGTTGTCAGCAGCAATTGCACTTTCCATGCTTACCACTTCAGCATATGTAGGCACTGCACCGGCAAAGTTAACTGTATTGATGCCAGTTGTTAGCTTGATGCCTAAAGGCTGGTTGGTATTACCCAAACCATACAAACCAACGCGGTCAATCTCAAGTGCCAATACAGTAGCTAGATCCTGACGGATCATTTGCTCTACATCAATGCTGGATTGCAGCATCAACTTACGGCTGTAATCAGTAAATGCACCACATGTCTTAGGTGACATGTTGACTTGATCAACAGTTTGGTTGCTTTCAGTAGGTGCGCCAGACTCAGCTACCCAGTAAGCAGTAGCAGCACCAGTTTGACGTGGAATTGCAACGTTACCGCTAAGGCCGGTTAATGATGCAACGCCAAGGCCAGCTAATGCTGAACGGTTGCGCAACAGCTCAATAAAGCTGCCGGGGCGAAAATCAACGCCAACCAGGTTGCCAGCAGCAGACGCAGTGCCTACTACCAAGTCGCGACGCAATACATCATTAGGCACCATGATGCCTTGTGCTGTTTTGCCTGCTTTAGCAGCAGCAGCATCAGAACACTCGCGTTCAAATGCAGCAGCTTCTTGCATCCGGCGATCACTAGGATTAGCCAATGCATTGATCGCACGCTGGAAAGAAAACTCACGGCTTTCTTTTGCAGTAAGGCCGATGTCAGCAGCTTTTTCAGCTACTGGCTCTACCTTGGCGCCGATCTTATCTAGTACAGCAGCACGGGCTTCATCTAGGCTGCGGCCACTATCAATAAGTTGCCGAGCAGTGTCAGCCATGTTGTGCTTGTCGCATAATGCGGTGATTGCGGAAATCCGGCTGCGTTCGGCTTTAGTAGCCTCCTGCACCGCCGCAACGTCAGGCGTGTTGTCCATAATCTCCATGGTTTGAGGTTGTTGTTGTGGTTGAACGTCGAGCGAACGCCCAACGCCGACCGTTGGGTCTGCTGGTATGCTAACAACACTTATCTCATGTGCATTCCAATTGGTAGCAACAAAGCTATCTTCGCGATGTTCCATTTCGTTTATTTGATAGCCAAATGATACATTACGCAGCACTTTATCTTTTACATCACGCAATACCTCTTGCGCAAATGGATTTTGGCTAAACCGCACTGACACATACCCACGGCGGTCTTCATCATTAATCCAACCGCGCTCTACTACACCAATAACGCGATCTGGGTCATGGTTAAACAATAACGGTGCGCCATCATTTAAACGGCTTAGGTCAGCAGCGCCTGCATCATGGCTCAACACTTCATTGCCAAAATAGCGTGATACCGGATATTCAGAGCTAAATGGAAATTCCATTGTCCGCTCGTCATCAGCTAAAGCAAAAGTTGCTGGCTGTGACCTGATCATCATTTCGTTGTCGTTAGTCATCGGAGTCATCCTCATCGGGTGGGGCGGTAGGCGGCACCTGGATGGCACCATCATCATCTACCTGTGTTGGGTCTGTATCAACCACAATACCCATTTCAGCTAATTTTTGCAGCTCCGCTTGACGTTGCAACAATAGCTCATCTAAGTCACCGCCTTGCTCAGCCACAATTTGGCCTAGTGTTTTAAAGCCACACCTAACCGCATCCTTATACGCTGATACCTCTTTTACTGGATCAACCCATGCCCAGCCGCGTGGCATCCACCTAGCCATTTTAAATCTATTAGGTGCTTGCTCATAGCCTTGCAGTGATAAGGCCCCGCTTAATACCGCCATATCCATCCATATATCAAAAATACGCTGGTGGAAATTTTTGATCATCCAATCTTGTAAAATCCGCCAGTGGTCACGATCTTCTAGCAAGCTCAATCGGCTAGAGCTGTAGTTAGTTTGGCTAAAATCACGGCTTACCGTTTCATAGCTACAGCCAATACCAGCCGCCATTGCGCGTAACATTGCACGTAAAAATGGCTCAAACTGTCCATCTGGTGCATCTAGCTGCGGCACCGTTACAGTTTCACCCGGTTGCAAATACTTAAATACACCTGGTTCAAACTGGCTAACACGGTCGCCATCCATTACATCATCACCTTGCAGCTCGCCTTCTGGGCTAGTAACAAAACCCATCAAGCTGCTAGCTGCACGCGCACGGATTACTTCCGCCTCCTCATAGCCTTGCAAATGATGCAACCGCTGGATAGCAGATGCAAACCACGTAGCACCACGTGTTTGGCCCGGGCGGTCCATGCGGTACAAATGGATTACATCAGCCGCTAATACACGGTTATGACGTTGTGATGAAATCTGTTGGTTACTAAACTGATAGTCACCAGGATGATAAGCCAAAAAGTGATAAGCAATCGGACGGCCCCAGCGGTCAACCTCAACGCCCATCCGTATCTCATTACCCTGCAAGCTACGGCCATTAAGGCCATCATCTAATTGATCAGCTTCTATTATCTCAAGCGCTAATGGTATTGGTGAACCGCTAAATGATTGCTTTACTAGCCGCACAAATACTTCACCGCTTTCTGCAATACTACGAATAAGTAACCTTTCAATATCACTAAAGCACAACTTACCGCCAGTATGGCAATACTCTGCATATGACCATTGATGCCACAATGATTCAATTGCATCATTGATAGGTTGATCTAATTTATTGCCACGCAGCATCCGCACTTGTGACTGAAACGGTATGCCCTGACCAATTACATTACCTTCAATAGCACGTAATGCCTGCCTTGCGTAATCATTGTCACGGCATAATTGCCTAGCGCGATCACGTAGCTTTTGTGCTGAGCCATATACTTCACTATCAGCGCTTGTATTACCAGTTACCCAGTCAGCAGTAAGACGGCTAAATTTAGCGCCTTGATACATTCGCCGCCGTGGCTTTGTAGCGCCACTTTGCAACCAGCTAAAAATTGTAGAACGGATGCCCATTAGAAACGCACGAATAGATTGTGTGGGTTACCCAAGCCTTGCGCTTGGAGTGATGCCGCTTGCTCGCGCTTGACCTCAGCCTTTAGCTTACTTTCAAGTTGGATTAAATCAACCAAATCATATTTCTTTAAACTACGTGTGCCGATCCGATATTCCTGCACCACGCCGCCAGATACAATCGCCCTGATCGCAGCCTTTACTGCATCTAGATCAATCTCCGCTTGGCTGCGGCCATCAAATGCACCAGGTGTGCTGGTATAGCTCAACGCTGCCTGCACTTGCAGTTGCCCAGCGCCTAACGTCAGCTTTTCCGTGCTATAAGTCGCAATCGCCTGCCAATACCATTGCCCAGCATCAAAACCAGCACTGGTGCCAGTAGCAATCGTAAATTCCCACCCAGGCCCAAACGCTGTTCCTACAACTGTTGCCGCCTCAGCCGCTACATTCGCACGCAAATAATATGTCAACGTCCACGTGGCACTGGTAATAGCATTGCCAAATCCATCCGCCGCCGCATCATCACGCCATTTAATGGTGTCTCCTGCCCTAACCTGTGCTGGAATGTTCACCAGTTACTAACAAAGGGTTTGCTTGATTTTAGCACCGCCTTGGCTTTTGGCTTGCTTTCTAGCCGCCGCTCTAATTGATCCCATATTGTTCGCCTGTCATATCGCTGATATAACCAGTTCAAACCGGCATACGCATATACCAAGCAATCCAACGCTTCATTACGCGCACCGGGTTTCTTTACCCATTCACGTACCGGAAACCCTTTTACATACTTTAACGCCTGCTTCTCTGCTGTTAACTGCTCAAAATATTCCGCTGGTGTACCCATATGAAAATGCAATGCCTCGTTATGTTTTAACCGCGCAAACAATGTTGTTTTTATGGTATCACCGCCAACTGGATATACCAATGCGCCACGTTTTAATTGTTGGCCCTTGCTATTAATGTCAACCTTAGCAGCCTTACCAATTGGCGCTTTACCGCGTTGGCTTTGGCCTTTAATTGCAATTACATTTTGCCTGCCGCGTTCTCTTGCATATTGATAAACCTCAGCCGTTGCATGGCCGCCACTATCAACACAAACTGCATCTGGCCTA